GGAGACCAGCGCGCTTGGAACGCCACGCTCCAAGCCGTGTCGCTGATCGACAGTCAAGCCGCCGCCAGCCGCTTCCGCCATGAGGTCTGGCTCACCGCGCCGGCGCTCTACTACTACGGAGGCGCGGAGTCGCTGGGGCGCGAAGTGATTTTGCAGGCGCTCTTGGACGACGCCGATTGCAACTTCTACAACACCAACGGGGGACTGGGCGCCGCCCCCGCCATCACGCCCGAACAACATCAACTGTTCGTCGACTTGGTCGCCGAGCGCGACCGCGTGATCGGTTACGCCGCCGCGCGACTCGATCCGCCCCCGCCGCCGCAGCTCAACTACGCGCAGACTTATATCGCCCGCCGCTCGTGGTCGGGGAATCGCTGGATTTGGCGCATCACGCCGCAGCCGGGACTGGGCGCGACGCGCATCGACCGACTCGCCGGAGAGACGCTGCGCTTGACGTTTGCCGATTCGCGGACGCTGGAGATACCGCGCGGACGCCTGATCGTGCCGCCGGGAGGGACGCTGGCGCCCGGAGGATATTGGGTCGAACAGCGCCCGCCGCGCCGCCCCCGCCGCGCGGGGTCGGTCGCTGTCACCACCACCGCCGCGCAGCCCTGCCCCGCCCCCGCCAAGGACTGGTCGCGCCGCCTGACGGTCCGCGCCGACGCCGCCAACACCGACATCGTCTACCTGGGCGCCAGCAGCGCCGTGAACGGGACCGCGGGCAGCGCCGACTGCGGATTCCCGCTCGCCGCCGGAGAGGAGCGGACGTTTCCGCTCTCGACATTTCAGGACGCCGCCGACGAGACCGGGCTCTGGGCCGTCGCCGCCAGCGGTACGCAGTACCTGCATTGGGAGGCGCACTGATGCCCGCCAAGCCGCCCCGCTTCAGCTTGCAGGGGACGCCGCGCCAGCAGCGCCAGCGTTACGATCGCCAGCGCGCCGCCGAGAAACGGTTCTACTCGTGCGCCGCTTGGCGCCGGCTGCGCCTCAAGGTCTTGCGCGAGCGCCCGTTGTGCGCGCACTGCGAAACCGAGAACATCGTCCGCCCCGCCAGCGAGGTCGATCACATCATCGACCGGCGCCGGCGCCCCGACCTGGCGCTCGCCGAAACGAATTTGCAACCGCTCTGCAAAACGCATCACAGCCGCAAAACCGCCCATGAGCACCTGCACTAGCCGCCCCGCGCCGCCCGACCGCTCGCGCCGCCGCGCCGGGGGGGAGGGTCGATTTTTGCCCACACCTTTTGCCGCAGACCGCACACCCGGCGCGCGTGCGCAGCCGCGAAATTGAGTAGGGGGGGTACTTGTCTGGCCAGGACCGAAAACAGCGAGCCCGCCGACGAGCTGCACACGCTCGACCCCGAGTCGTTCACCGCGTTTTACCCCGAGGAATCCGCCGCCGCGCGGAACACCGCGATCGGACTCGACCGCGATCTCAAATTAGTGCGCCGCCACGAGAAGCGCGCCTACATGCACATGCTCCAGGTCGCGAACGCCGCCAACCATTTGGAGTCGATCCCCGCGCGCGGCGAAACGTATCACTGCATCATGCGCGGCAACTACAACGCCTGGGACCTGGTCCCCGCCGTGCTGCGCTTGGTCGCGCCGCTCACGATCCGCATGCTCCACGTGGCAACGCTGGGATTCAATCAGCGCAACGCCGACGAGTTAACCGCGCTCTTGGACAAACGCCAGATCGAGGGCGTGGACTTTATTTGCTCGCACTTTTTCAAATCGCTCACCGAGAACATCTTCGAGACCCTCCATCACCAGCTCACCAGCCGCGGCCAGCGGGTCGCCGCCATCCGCTGTCACGCCAAGATTCTGCTCTTCGAGCTGACCGACGGGCGGCGCTTGGTGGTCGAATCGTCGGCCAACCTGCGATCGTGCAACAACATCGAACAATTCGCCCTGACACACGACGCCGAATTGCACGCCTTCCACCGCGCCTGGATGGAGGAGGTGCTCGACGGCAGCGTCGGACCGCGAGCGACACGCCGGAGCGAACAGCATGAGGGGACGCAAGCCGCTTCCGACGGCGCTCAAACTCGTCCGCGGCAACCCCGGAAAACGAAAGCTCAACCAGGAGGAACCGCAGCCCGCCGCCGTCGCGCCCGAGTGCCCGGACTTTCTCGACGAGACCGCGCAAGCCGAGTGGCGCCGCATCGTCCCTGAACTACTCGCGCTCGGCGTATTGTGCCGGATCGACCGCGCGGCGCTGGCCGCCTATTGCAAAGCCTGGTCGCGCTGGGTCGCCGCCGAGGAGAAGATCAGCCAGCAGGGCGAAATCGTCAAATCGCCGAGTGGTCAGCCCATACAAAACCCATTCCTGGGAGTGGCCAACAAAGCCCTGAAACAAATGAAGGAGTTTTTGGTCGAGTTCGGCCTAACGCCATCCAGCCGCAGTCGCGTGAAGGCTGCGCCAGCCAAACAAGTCGATCCGATGGAGGAGTTTTTGCAGCGTGGTCCGAAGCGCGCCTAGTAAGTCGAAACCAAAACTGCATCCCGCGATGCAGTACGCCCGCGATGTCGCCCGCCAGCGCATCGTCGCCGGAAAGCTCGTGCGCCTGGCCGTCGAGCGCCACTTGCGCGACCTGGAGCGCTGCCGCGCGAAGAACTGCCCGATCTACTTCGACGAGCAGGCCGCGCTGCACGCAATCGACTTTTTCCAATTTTTGAAACACTCCAAGGGGGAATGGGCCGGACAAGGTTTTGAACTGTCGCCATGGCAACAGTTCATTTTGTGGAACCTGTTCGGCTGGAAACGAAAAGCCGACGCCGCGCGCCGCTTTCGCACGGCCTACATCGAGATTGCCCGCAAAAACGGCAAAAGCACGTTCGCCGCGGGCATCGCCCTCTATCTGTTGTTCGCCGACGGCGAAGCCGGCGCCGAAATCTACGCCGCCGCAACCAAGCGCGAACAGGCCCGCATCGTCCACGCCGAGGCCGTCGCGATGGTCAAGGCGTCCCCAGCGCTGCGCACCCGCATCAACCACTTCAAGGACAACCTGCACGTCGAAACCACGCGCGCCAAGTTCGAGCCCCTGGGCGCCGACGGCGAGAGCTACGACGGTTTCAACGTCCATGCCGCCATCATCGACGAGTTGCACGCCCACAAGACCGGCGCAATGCTGGAGGTGCTGGAGACCGCCACCGGCGCGCGACGCCAGCCGCTCATTTTCATCATCACGACCGCCGGTTTCGATCGCACCAGCGTCTGCTGGCACCAGCGCGAGTACGGCCGCAAGCTGCTGGAGCAGGCCGCGGACGAGGACGACACCTATTTTGCGTTCGTCGCCTGCATCGATGAGGAGGACGACTGGACCGACCCTGTGTGCTGGCCCAAAGCGAACCCGAATCTTGGGGTCTCCGCCAAGCTCGACGACATCGCCCGCAAAATCAAAAAAGCGATCGAGATACCCGCGCAGCAAAACGACGTGCGCCGCAAGCACCTCAACGAGTGGGTCTCACAGGTCAATCGCTGCGTCCCAATGGACCAATGGCGCGAGGTGGACGCGATCGAAGTGAGCGCCGACAAACTGGCCGGCCGCCCCTGCCTGGTCGGACTCGACCTCGCCAAGTCGCAGGACATCGCCGGCTACGTGCTATTGTTCGGCGACGAGGAGCAAGGGTTCGACGTCGTGCCGCGATTGTGGATTCCCGAGGCCCGCGCCGACCTTCGCGAGCGCGACAACGGGATCAAATACTCGGTTTGGGCGCGGCAGAACCTCATCCAGTTCTGCGCCGGCGAAACGATCAGCTACGACGACATCCGCGCCAGCTTGCAGGCCGACGCCAAACGCTTCGACTTGAGTGAGCTAGCTTACGATCCGTGGAACTGCCTGCAATTCGCGCTCGAATTGCAGGAAGAAGGGGTCGAAGTGATCGAGTTTGCCCAAACGATCAAGAACTTCAACGAGCCGACGCGCAAGATGCTGGAGCTGGTCCAGCTCCAAAAACTCCGCCACGGCGGGCACGAAGTCCTGCGCTGGATGGCGGACAACCTGAACGTCCGCACCGATCCGAGCGGCAACATACGCCCCGTAAAACCCAAGCACGCCAGCCCGCTCAAAATCGACGCCATGGTCATGCTCATCATGGCGCTGGGGCTCTACATCCGCCGCGCGAATCAAGCCTCTAGTTACGACGGGAGTATCTTCGCCGTATGAGCCGCCGCCACAACCACAATCGCCGGCCGCCGCGCCACCACCGGAATCTTCCCGCGGTACGATTGGCCAAGGTCCGCTCGCTGGAAAACCCGGGATTCCCGCTCAGCGCCGCGCTCGAGGACGACACGCTATGCGAGGCGCTCGGCATGAGTCGCAGCGCCAGCGGGCTCCGCGTCAGCTCGCAGACCGCCTTGACCTACGCCGCGGTCTGGCGCGCGATTCACCTGGTTTCCAGCGCGCTCGCCAAAATGCCGCTCAACGTGCTCATGCGCGTCGGCGCCAACAAGGACCGCGACATCACGCACCCCGCTTACTATCTCGTCAAGCGCAAACCCAACGAGTTCACCACCGCCTTCCTGTTCAAACAAACCCTCCAGGCCCATGTGCTGATCCACGGCAACGCCTACGCCTTCATCGAGCGCAACGGAGACGCCGATCCGACCGCGCTGCTCATCCTGTCGCCGACCGACACCTACCCCGTCCGCGCGGGCGGCCAGCTCTGGTACGTGACGACAGTCAACGGAGAGCCGCACAAGCTGGCCGCCGCGAACGTGCTGCACATCAAGGGACTTGGTTTCGATGGGATGCTGGGTTACAGCGTGATTGCGAAGGCCCGCGAGTCGCTCGCGCTGGGCATGGCAGCCAGTAAGTTCGGCCTGCATTTCTTCAAAAACGGCGTCCGCGCATCGGGCATCCTCATGTATCCGGGCAAAATGAAGCCCGACGCCGTGGACCACCTGCGCCACAACTGGGAGAAGATGCAGACCGGCCTGTCGAACGCGGCCCGCCTAATCATCTTGCAGGACGGAGTGAAATTCCAGCAGCTCACGATCCCGCCCAACGAGGCGCAGTTTTTGGAGACTCGCCAACACGAAGTGCGCGACGTGGCTAACTGGTTCGGCGTCCCCAGCCACAAACTCGGCGACAAAGAGGGCCAGGCGTACAACAGCCTGGAGCAGGAAAACCAATCCTGGCTCGACGACTCGATCGATCCCTGGGCGGTCAACTGGGAAGAAGAACTGTCCGACAAGCTGCTCACCGAAAAAGAAAAACGCGCCGACTCCCACTACTGCGCGTTTGAGCGCAAGGCGCTGGTCCGCGCCGACATGACCGCCCGCGGCGCCTTCTACGAAAAGGCGCTCAAGAACCGTTGGATGCTGCCGGACGAAGTCCGCGCCCGCGAGGACATG